CTTGTAGTTGGAACATCAAAACCAAATGAAGGTGTTTTCTCAATTTTTAGAGCGGCGAGAGTGGTAACACCATCATCTTGAGGCGTGATAAAGCATTTAAGGCAATGTTTTTAATGAATGGGAAAAGTAAGGCAAAATACAGGGAACACGGTGAGACTCGACGAACTCAGCCAATGGATCGCGTTCTTCGGCCTTAAGATAACCAGCACGCAATGTTTGATAAACAATGTTGTTGGTATATAGGATCTTAGGTCTGATGAACGTAGTGCCTACTGGCAGAATGAATTCACGCATGAAGTAAGCTTGGTCAGGACCAATGTGTGAACCTAGAGGCAGAATCAATGGCTTTTCAATTGATGACCAGGCGTCTATTCGAGATTCGAAATCGATCTGCTCATCAACTGTGATGCCAAATTTCCTAGCCACTATGATACGTGATGATCCAGGTACTATTGCTTCATGTTGCCAAAGTTTCTCTTGACGACATATTTCAGCTAAGCCGTGGTGATACCAATCTAGGTCACGAACTTTGGATGTGTCAATTCCACGTGTGAAGTAAAGAATCTTATCACACAACTTGCCAATAACAGGAGCATGCGTGTACTGCGTTTTGTAACTCATGGCACGTGCTCTAATTAGTGACCATTGTGTGGTTTGCTTAGAATGTGCATATTTCATAGGCAAAACAAATATCTTGGCTAAAACCTTTAAAGGACAAGCCAAAACTATAGAGGATTCTCTATCCATAACTTTGCCACAAAAAGAAACATCGCCGTAAAAGGAACCATAAGCAAACTTGAGGGATGGTTTGTCAGCATCTGGAAACCACAATCCCAGGCGACGCAATCGTTCGTTAGAGATGTCTTGGCGTGCTGCACATATGCCATCATCACCTTCTACCAAGCCAATGAATGTGCTGAATGATACACGTCCTAAGTCTTGGCCTGTTAAGGTTGGGTGTAATTCACTCATAACCATATAACTGGTTATAAGCAAGTTCAACATCCCATTTGATGATGAAGTCCATAATGCACCTGACATGAGGCGCTGCGCAACTTTAGCTGTCAAATACTTGAAACGGCTGACGTTATAACCAAGGACACAATCATTGATTATTCCTAACAGCTGATCTTGACCAATGACAGAGCTAGCCATGTGTTGAAACCAATACCACTCAATCATTGAAAGATAATCACTATGATTAGCTTCAAATGAAGAATAATCGGTTTCCATAACACGCCTATTCCCAAACAAAGATTCCATACGCTTAGGCAATTCACGTGGATCTGTGCCTTTGACAAACCATCTTGTCCGAAATGTGGCCTTATCGATTGCGTGGCATAATGGGCCAAGTATGTACTTTAGCCCATCACTGTATGAGTTTATGCCACGTGCAGATTTGGCAGGGAGATAACTTTCCCACTTGATAAAAGATTTGCACTTTTTTGTTGTGCCATTCCACAACTTATTATCAAGATAATCGGACAACAACTCATTCTGTCTGAGTCGTGAATATGATGTGAGCTCGGAGATCCATGTTTCATGATCTGGTATATCAGAGTTCCGTACAGGACGAATCCGATCAATAAAAGCTTTCGCATAATCAGTAAACCTATTTCGTTCAAAGATTTCTTGTGGACTCAATCTACGGTGTTTGCTTTGTGATAACTGAATATCACACCCAAACCTATGTATACTTGCTGATATCATGTTAGCAGTAGACTTAGGATCTGGCCACAAATCACTGTATACTAGTCCGCTAAGGTCAACAACGGCAGTCGGTAAATGACCGATAGGTCGATCAGACATCATCCATTGTTTAACTTTGATAGAAAGAGTAGGTGCTGGTTTGCGATATCCTATATTGAAATGACCCACATCATACCCCCAAAGTGAATATGGTCCAGTATTTATCACGCCTTCGGAAAACCCGATGTAATTGACCGTTTCAAGTCAATACATTTTGCCATAGCATGGGCATGAATCAACAGGGAAAAATAATTCACGTCTGCAATGACTGGCTCTACATTTTCACTAATGCTAGCATTGATGGCATGAGCATGCCTGGCAGCTATCTGACCTCCCGTACTTTCATTCTTTGCAAGATCACCAACGTGGCGGCCCATGATGGCTGTTTCCATAAGCGGGAGTGACACTAATGCTGTCCTTATAACATGGCTACGCAATTGTGAATATATGTTATTTTCATCCATCTTGAATTGAAGATGACGCAATAGCACTTTTCGTGGGATTGAGAGCCATTCTGCAGCCTCTTTTCTAATGATGGCCGATCTGACATCAGGATCGAATGTTGGCGACCCCATGTATGGATTCAAAGGAATCACAGCTTGCACTAGCTCCACGGTGGCATTACAACCTCCCGTGGGCAGCTTGATAGTGCCAAAAAATCCTTTCACCAAACGTCCCCATCCCGGAGAATGTTTACGGTGGGTATGAAAACCAAATCCATATCTCATCCCAGGGCAAATATCACTGTCTGAACCCAAAAAATCGCGGACAGAATTCGAGCCAAACCAACGTGCCAACAAACCAAATTGGATGTTGTTCAGCTGATTTAATTGTGCAAGTTCTGGCTCGACAATCTTTCCACGCTTAGTCAGGATTGGATAATTACGGACCTCGGTGTCAGTGTGAAACCACACATCCGTAACTTTGAACCTTATTTGCCATATGTTGGGCTCTTTAACTTCACCATCAATCTTTGAAAGGAGATTTCGCAGTGCAAAATCATCTTTCGGAGCAGTGAAAGAATGTGAAAATTCATCAACACGATTGAAAATATCATCAAGGTCGTCCAAATCAATTGGACCATCTACCAGTTTCACGGCCAATTGATCAAGAATTCGGGCGACACGCTCACTTCGTGTGTCTACACAGAAAACCCCTCGACGTTGATGACATGTGCCATTGAAAATGATCATGGAGCCCTTAGGCTTTCCCGTGATGATTGGTGATGCAAAAGTATTGTTGAAACCCATGTTTATTTTTTTGCCTTCTGCATCATTTTTGGCTCCTATGATGCGGCCGAGTTCCTTGAATGTCTCCATCATGTCTTTGCACTCGATCATATATTCATTGACCATGCTGACATGTGAATCACACATCTCATTGATCAAATCCAGTTGTTCTGACATGTTTTGACTTAAAGGTACTTTTGATGGCATGATGGGCGCAGTGCCATCAAGCACACCCAGAGTGTTCAACGCGGCCTCACTTGTCGAGCCTTCACATTTTCTTATGGCATCAATCCGTTTTGCAGATTTCTGTTTGTTTCGTAATGCCTTGTCTTTACGATTTGAACGGCTTGCATCATCAACATCACCTTGCATGTGAACAAATCCAGCCTTAGGTGATGATGTGGTTGAAATGGCGTCAATGGTATGATCAGAATCTGCTTGATCAATGTGTTGCTTTCCCTTGTCTCGCTTTGGACGATTCATGTTGATTCCGGATTTGAAATCAAAAGCTATGGTGGGAATGGGGAAGGGAGGATATATAGGCATAAAATTCCCTCCACCGATGAAATCAGATGAATAAGAAGAAGTTGATTCACCTAAAGGCATTGGCCCTAATGGTGTTATTTCAACTTTGTGGTTTGCACTTGGATTGTGCGTTGTCCTGATTTCTTCTATTGTTGTTTGATGTTCCAAGCCTAAATTCATTGATTCTGTTGTCAATGATTGGGTTTCCACTATGTGTGGCATGTAATAGGCTTGTGCTTGTTCCACTTGATTCATTACTTGGTCTGTGCTTCCAAGAATTGAAATGAGATTCAGGTGATGGCGCTACCAATGATGGTTTTGCCAAAACTGAGGAATGGGTGGAAAGTTTCACTTGATCTGCATTGGATAGGTCAGTTTTCCAGGCTGACACTATGGACTTGTTGTGTGTCAAAACAAGGCCACCAAGCACTGGTTTCTTAGTTGTGCTCGGCTGTTTGACAACATGCTCGTCCAATATGGTAGCTTCTTCTAAGGATGATGCCAATTTCATGCCCTTTACTAATCCAATGGATTTTCGGGGCAATCTACGGCTTGTCTTTTGTTCCCAACTATCATATTTCCTGACACAATCAAGAATATCACGGGTTGAGTCATTGCCTGTGTATTTCTTGATCCAAGTGGTGCTATGACCGCGAAAGGTATGAGAACGTTTCTCAGCTTTGTTGTACTCATCTAAGCTGCCATGTTCTTGTGGGTCATAAATCTGTTCCACATATTCCGGCTGACCGTAGTACTGTTTGCCTAGGCGCAATATTTGTCCAATCAATTTGTGGAACTCACGTGTGTTCTGGATAACTGTGTTCGTCACATTTGAGATGTTATTTGAACGCACATAGTCTAGCAATGCTGTTATGCGGGCATTATGAGCTGGTATCTCATACTGGTCGGGTATGCTAAACTTTGATTGGTCTAATACAGTCTTAACGCCTGGCACCAACTTCCATGTGTGTGAGTTGAATAAGGCATACGCCTTCATGGTCAAAACCATGTTGCTGCGCCTTCTACTATACAATCGCATGAAATGTGAATGTTCCTTTGGATCCATAGCCATAAGCTCACGTACTGGAACAATTCCTTCTTTGCTCCCTGGCTGATGAGACAAGGAATCATGCATAAAAATGCTCAACTCCTTACACCATGTTAACATCTCATTGGCTGTTGTGTCCCGTTTCATGCGTTCTAAAAATCGCAGGATGTTCATTTCGCGCACATGTAAATTGTACACAAACCAACGTGCTGTAGCACGCACTGCATCATTTGCATGGGGAGCATTACCTCCTTTTTGCATTGGTCTATTGTAGGCTAGTGCTTCGCACTTACTCCTAACTTGTTTGTGCAGTTCATCTATTTCTGTGGCACGTTTCAGAATGGCTCCTCGTTCTTTATTTCTCTTGTTACGCTCAGTAGCGCTCAGGTAAGCCATCTGTTTCTTGGATTTGCGTTCCTCTTTCCTACTGGTCATGTAAGATGTGAGAAAAAGTGAGATTCAGGCAAGCTGATTCAACCAATGGTTGAATTTCACAAAAACACATCGGCCGAAGCCAATGACCACATTGCCCAAAGGAATGGGACAAAGATCACCCAAAAAGATGGGAGAGTAATTTTGCTCCACCTGATTCTATGCCTTTCCAGGCCCAAGAACCAAATTTTTCTACTCCCTTTTCTAATCCACGACCTACAACTGAGAGAAAAGAATCGGCTTTCTTTGAAACCCAATCCTGAACTTTGTCACTCTGCATCAAGCTGTTGGACATATTATCTACAACATGATTTAGTATGTTCGTGACTGCGTTGGGGTGTGGTTGATTGGGGACTACTGTGGGTGTGTGATCGCGGAGGTCGGAGGCCCTCTTCTTGGAAATAGGCAGGATCATCTTGAATTGATCATCAGCATGCACATGTGATGCCATCTTGTCTAGAGCTGATATATGTGCATCACTAACTGCCAAACCAGCACCACCTGAATGAACTGCTGTAACACAAGCTAGAGGCATTTGGAAAGGTGCCTCACGAACCGGCACCACTGTGCCAGATTGTATCGCTTGCTCAGTAGGGCATGCAAAGATGTTACGTATCATTGTGACATTGACAGTAATAGAATTGGGCGAAGTGTTTGTTATAATTATAAGACCATTTCGCTTTCCTTCGTACTGATTGAGGATTTGTGCCCAAGTAGAAGCTCCTGCATTTTGAGGGGTTAGGAACTTCATGGTACCTCGTCCATTGATGACACCTGGCAAATACATAACTGCATGCAATCCTGTTGTGGGCTGAAGATTGTCCATTTCATGTCCATGTGAATTATTCACCATGTCATGTGAATCACTCAATGCATAATCCATAATTGGTTGTTCGGTGTAATAAGTGTCTGCATCATCGGAAATGCTTGGATGGTCTTGATAGGATCCAGCTGCCGTAGCGGCTGAAACAACCCTGATAGTGGGTGGTTCATCCATAGCAGATCCGCGAGTCACATTGACAGCTATCTTACCCGTGGAACATATGTATGTCAGTGGATTATACACTGGAGCAACATCTTCAATTGAATAATTGTATGGGACATAATTTGGTGCTGCTGCTGATTGATCGGTTGCTGTTGTGTCTGTACGCCAGGCAAAAGCATGAAGCTTAGTGGTTGTGTTGTCGTAAAGACACGTAGTAGGCACGATGATCATCGTTTTGCCAGTGGTGACAACATCTGTTAACCTTGCACAAAGGCGGATGGGCATCACTGGTCTTGGCAATCTTCCAAAGTAGGATGGGATTTGGAAGGCTTTGTCAGGATTCTGTGCTGCCCAGATGTTGTACCTAGCAAAATGGGTGGCGTTGGTGTATACATCCGCTGGTGCGTCAGGTATACGTCCTGCTCCAAATCCATAAACTGGTCTATATTGCTGTTGAAGCTTTCTGTTCTGGGAAGAAGAGGTGTTTGAAGACACTGCGCTGGGCTGTTTGGTGGTGTTGGTACCACTAGACTTCTTGGAACGTCCGACAATCCGCTTTGTTTTTGGGTTGAGTTTGATTTTTGTGTTGGGAGGAAGAAATGTAAAGTCACTATAAGTGTATGGCTACTTTGAGCCAAAACCGGACACCATGCAAGCTCCGGAAACCTGTGTATTCG